AACCCAATGTTGTTGTTCGAATTCGTACGGTTGTTGTTCAGATTGAGCGTCCAAACACCCGCCTTCGAACCGTTGTTCCAGTTGCCGCCCGATATCAGGCACATGTTAATGCACCGCCCTTGTTCTGCTCGTGATTGATCCAGCCGCCAATCATGCGGCCCAGCTCATCTACCTTTTCACCGATCGCGATGAGCCGTTTGGCCTCTTGCTGCTCAACCGATTTTTCTGCCTCCTTGCCATCCTTGAATCGAAAATACCCAAGCTCATGCGCGAGCCGAATCTGCATGCGCAAAGTTTCGTGAGCGACATCGAGCGCGCTCAGTGCGGTTTTCTTGTGGTAGCGCTTTTGCGCCTCGACCATGTGCTCATAAAGGCCATACGCGGTATTGCGAATGCGATTCGCGAGCGCGTATTTCTCATGGCGCGGAAAGTGGTTTAGGTAGATGTTCAACAATTTGATCATCTCCATGTATTTCCGGTCGAGTTGTGCTTCGCTGTGAATGCCCATTTGCTTCCCCCGCCCTACCGGGCGGGGCCACATTTACACATAGGCCGCGGCGCGGAACCCAATGTTGCCGCTCGAAGACGTACGGTAGAGGCTCAGAAGGAGCGCCCAAACACCCGCCTTCGAACCGTTGTCCCAGGTGCCGCCCGAGTGCAGGCACAGGTTGGCGCGGTGGTATTCGTACAAGCCATCGTTGCCGAACAGGTTGGTGCCCGATGCGCTTTCGCCGGCGCTGGTGTAGACGCCCACGTTGGCCATGCGGTAGTTGTCGCCGCTGGTGGCTTCGCTCAACACCTGATTCGAGCCGTTGCCGAAATAGCGCCAGCCATCACCTTGGCTGATATGGGCCAGATCGATCGAGTCATACAAGGTCGCGAGGTGAGTTGAGTCGCCCCATGCGTCGTTGGTACCGTTCCATCCGCTGGTGAGGTCGGCAATGTCGACCGACTCTTTCAAAATGTAGAACGCAGTCGTGTCGTTTTGCTGTGCGGTATCGCCCGATGAGCTGCCCGGACGGGTCATGCCTAGGTTGATTTCCCACATGTTGCCGTTGAGGTCGGCCACCCCACAGTCCTGACCGTTGTGGGTTGTGCGTGCGAACAAATTGGCCGAGCCGGCCTTGCCGCAGTTGCTGTACCCATCCGACACGTAAAGGATGTCGTTGTCGTTGGTGTCGCCCAGCGCGTTGTCGTTGCAGCCTTTGGGGAAGTTGGTAACGCCGGCGGCGTCATACCAGGCGCAATAGGCATTGCTGCTGGCGGCTTGACCGTGGGCCACAGAAAGCATGGCCAGCGCGGTGAAGATGAAACGGCTGTTGCAGAAAAATTCGCTGCCGCGGCTTTTTGCGGCATCGATCGCGCCGTAGTAATAATTCGCAGCGCCTACGCCTGAGAATGGGTTGTGCGCAGAGTTGCTTGACAGCGGGTTGCCGTTTTTCAGCGAGCTGGCGGTGCCGCTGTTGTTCGAGCACTGGTACTTGTCGACCATCACGCCCATGCGCACGGCGCCGGCGTTGATGAAGGCGCGCGGCAAGGCATAGCCGGCCGCGTTGGCCGCGGCCTTGTCCTTGTACTCAGAAAACGCTTTCACGTCGATCACGTTCACGGCCAAACCATTGGCGCCGGTGCCGATCTTGTAATAAAACGCCGGAATCCAGCACATCACCGAGCCGTCGCTGTACTGATAATTCCCATAGTTGTGCGAAAGCGGGTCGGCATAGCCGGACATTGCCGTAAATCCGCTCGGCAGTTCGCCCGGATAAATGCCCACACCAAAGCCCGCGCTGCCCGCGATGCCAATGTCGTTGACGCCGGTTGGGCCGCCTGCACCGATCGAGATGCCGGTCGGGAAACTGACCGGCAAATTGTCCTTGCCGGTGATGCTGCGAATTCTTAAATCGCTCATGTTCTGCTCCTTACAAAATGACGTAGTTGGCGCCGTCGGCGACAGTGAGGGTGACGCCGTCACTCACCGTGATCGGCCCAATGGAAAATCCGTTTGTTTCCGCCGGGATCGTGGTGTCGCTGTCGATCACTTGCGGGTTGGTGCGATAGACCGGATTGGTGTTGTTCTCGGCAGCAAACGCCGCGGCATAGGCCTGCACGGCTTTGCCGACCAAGTAGGGCGACATCGAGCGCAACGCGCTTTCACTGCCGTCTACCATTTCGGCTTGGGTGGCTTGTACGGTTGCGGTGCCGGTGTGAGCGGTTGCGCCGGTGGCCAAGGTGTAGAGCGTCACCCATGCGGTGTTCGACGCATTGCGCTGGCGCATAAATCCAGCCGAGGTGTCGGCCCAGGTCTGGTAGGCCACAGTCGGAGATGGTGCGCTGCCGCCGGATGAATGCGAAAACAGCGCGACGATGGCGTTGTTGATGTCGGCGCGGACCGTGCTGCCCGAGCCGTCTGCAATGTTCTGATCGTGTTGTGCCATGGCTATTTCCTCAGCGCTTCATTGGCGACGTATTCGCCGGCTTCAAACATGTACGTGTAATTCTTCAAAATGGGCATAAAGGTGCGGCGTGCGGCATCCCACACATAGCCGCCCGGAGTCAGATCACACTCATCGATCACCGGCACATCACCGCGCAGATCGGAATAGCCGGTGAGCACTTTTTTCTCATTCAGAATGGCGTATTTCATGACGGCTCCTGACTGGTGATCGTGATGCTCGACACGCGGATGTTGTAGTTGTTGGTGCTGACCGAGAGCGCCGCCTTAAACTCAAACGCGCGGTGGCTGTATTCGTTGACGGTGAGCAATTCCCACGCTGACCACGTTGGTGATCCGCTTGGGTCGTCGTCGGTGTGGCGCACGTAAATCTGACAATCGCCAGTTGCATCGTCGATCGAGTCAAAGCTCACCCACGTGTCCATGTACTCATCGCGCCGATCGATGGTTTCGTACTCGTTGGTGATCGCGCTGGTGATGCTCTTGATCAGGCGCTGCCGCTTCACCGTGCCAGCATCGATGCCGGCCGAAAACAGGTATTCGCCCGAGGTGGTCACGCCGGCCTCTTCGCTTTGGGTCAGCTTGAGCACGCTGCCGGTGTCCTCGGTGTCGCTGAAACTGCCGGTGAATGGTGCGACCTCGAGCACCTGACCGACCTGAGAAAACGCCTGTACGGTTGCGGCTTTGGTGGTGATTGAAACCACGTTTGAGTTCAGGCCGCTGGAATCCTTGGCGCGGATCAAATAAGTGCCAAACTCGAGCGGCAACACGGCGGTGGTGGCTGAGCCCGGGAGGGCCTTGCCGACGCTCAGGCTGTTGCCCCAGGTTGCACCGGAAAGCACATTCTGGTGACGAATCTCGATCGAGCCGCCGATCTTCACGTCGAGCTCGGGCGCCTGATTCCAGATCAGCACAGCAAGAGATGAAACCGCTTGAATTTGCAGCCCTGTAATCGCGGCCGGCGGATCAGATAGGCCAGAGATTTGTTTCTGTACGCTCACCCATTCCGAATGCACGCCGAATGAATTGACTGCGCGCACCCGGAAACTGTACGTGCCCGGATTGATGTCGAGCACGTCGAATTCAGAGGTATAGGTTGTCCCGACCGGAATCCAGCTGCTGCCATTGGTGATCCTGTATTCGATTTGGTACAGGCTAACAAACGCATCGTCGACCATTTCCCATTGAAGCGAGGCCTTGGCCTTGACGCCGGCGCCGTCGCGCGTCACGTATAGCGATTCGCTCACGCTCAGGTTGGTCGGAGTTTCGACCGAGTACGGATTCGGCAGGTTGGTGTTGGGGCTGGCATCGGTCACGGCGATGGTGCCGAAGTCGTACACGGTCTCGTCGTACTCAAGTGCGGTAATGCGCACTTCGTCGTTGTTTTGTAGCGCCATGCGCAACACGCGGAATTTTTTAGAGGCCCAGCCCGGCGTGCTGTGGGTGACCGTGACCACGTCGCCGACTTCGCAACGAATACCGGCCACCGTCGCGGTGAATTCGGTCAGAATTTGCTGGCGTGATTGATTGAGGTTGATGGTCGCGATCTGCTTGGCGGTCGCCTCGTCGCTGGTGAACGGCAGCGAGATTTCGCGCTCGAGCATGAGACCATTGTCGAGGGTCCGCAGTGCGGTGCTATCGATGGTCGCGATGTCCGGCTGCCAACTGCGCGCTGGATTAAAAAAGTTCGCGCGGATGCGGTTGTAGGTGTTGGTTTTATCGCCAAGCGAGATGGTCCACGCGCCGAGAATGTTGTCCTCGGTGAAGGCAAAGCCAGTCGACTCGGGCTTGTCGATCACCAAGCGATACTGACCGGCGCTGAACACCAGCATGCCGCGGCAGGCGGTGAGCATTTCACGCACCACCTCGAGGCTGGTGCGGCCGGTATCGACCACACCGTTGAGCGTATAGCGCTTGGCGCTGCTGCCGCCCTTGCTCACCAGGTCATCGCAATAATTTGCTGCGGCTGAAAAGCTCGTGTCGTCGATCATGCTGGCCGGGATCGCGCGGCCATAGCGGGTGTTCGTGAGGTAGTCGCGCAAACACAGCGCCGGGTTGTCGGACCATGCCGTGCTGGCGCTGCGTGGGTCGTAGACTTTTACACCTTTCACGTCGGCGGTGATCACCGGAATGCCGCCGGCAAACACGTCTTGATCGTATTTCAGGCGCGCGTACAAATACGCCACGCCGGACAATTTGTGCGCGCTGGTCCATGCCTCAACCGACGCCACCAATTCTTCATCGGCCGCTTGGGTGTCGCTGCCGGTGTGCACCCAGGCTTCGGCATACTCGCCGCCGAAGTGATCGGCGTAGGCGTTGCTGCCTTCGCGGAAGGTCAGGGTGAAATCAAAATACCCTTCGCCGCCGTTGGGCTCGTAGATCTTAATGATGGCTTCGTAGTTGTTCGCGGTAGACGGCTGCTGCACGATGTCGACCGTCGAACCGCCGCGCTTGCTGGCAACGGCCAACACCGCGTCGTGCAGCTTGCTTGCGCTGAGCTTGTTGCTGTCATAGGGGGTAAGGCTGATCGTTGCCGACAGATCCCCATGCCAGCCCTCGCCTTCGTATCCGCTCGGGCTTTCATCGTAGGTGATGCCGGCAGCTGCCGCGCCTGATTCGAGCGTGCCGCTGCTGCCGCTGCCGCCATAGCTTGGCGCGCCTTCTTCGGCGCATCCGACCTTGATGTAGAGAATGTGGTCGACATTGCCGCGGAACCGAAACACCTGTTTTGTCACTTCGACGTTGCTCATTTCCGAGGTTGCAGCTTCGCCGGAAAACTTGCTGTCGCTGATCGCGATGTCGTTGAGATAGATCTGCGTGACTTGATCAATCGTGCCCTCGCCCAACACATTGACGAGGTGCAGGTATTTGTTGTCGGTGCCCGAGGTCTCGGCAAACACGCGCGTGCCGCCGACCCGGCGCAGGCCGTAGATCACCGGGATCGGTTCGTTGGCGCCGACGATGTTTTGCAGCAAGCCGCGATCTTCGAGCGGTGTCGAGTAATCCGGCAGCTTGGGCTTTTCACCAAACAGAGAAGTCGCCAGGCTGGACCCGACCATCGAGCCCACGGCGCGACCGACGGCCATGCCGACGATGAAGCCCGACGCGCCGATCATGGTGCCGGCCAACACGGTGCTGGCGACATAGCCGCCAACAAACGATCCAGCGATAGCGCCAAGTGCGGGTGCTGCCGCCGGCATTAGAAAAAGCTCCAGAATCGAGCGTGGCTGAATTGCTCGATGGGATAGCGGACAAAGCCCTCGTTTTCGTGCAACGACACCACATGGCGGCCGGTGATGATGTGCACACGATCGAACGCATCATCCTCGACCACGGCGAGGTCGCCCTGTCGAATTTCGGAATACTCGAGCTCGACCCAGCCGAGTTCGGCCAAGCCCTGACACCAGCGCGGCATGGTTTTGGCGTACTTGATCGCGCCGCGCGCGTCACAGTAGCTGCCACGGGTCGTGCTCAAATAATTGGTGCCGCAGAGAAAATCGACCCAGGTCAGGCCGAGCGTGTTGCAGTCATTCCGGCCCCACGCGAAATCGTAATCACGCGCCTGGTTCAAAATCTGCACCAAATACAATTCTTCGGCTGGCGTCATGTCCGCCCCCATCGAATTTCCTTGACCACTTCGCTGGAAAACTCAAAGCCCAGATCGCCGGGAAACCACACTTGCTGCTCGGCGTGATTGGTGTGCCGGCCCGGCCGGCGCTCGAAGTCGACCCAATGCGAGGTCGCGCTGATCGCGATGGTGCAGCTGCCTTCGTCCGGGTTTTCGTTGATCACCGGCTGATTGAGGCGGCCGGAGAAAATCAGCAACGGATCGCTGACCACACCCATGCCGGCATCGAGGAAGGCTTTGTACAAATTCACCGGTCGATCGAGATAGGTCTCAGACAAGAACAGTGCGACATAGGCCTGATCGACCCCGCTCAGCGTGCCGGTCATCGAGGTCACTTCTACCTCGCTCGATTCTTCGATGTCGGAGAACGCGAGGAAATGACCCATCGCTTGGTAGGTGTTGCTGCCCCAGGTGATCGCGCGATCGGCGTCGGTGAGGTAGGTGGTTTCGCTGTCGAACACCAACTCGAGCAAATGCACTGGCCGATTGGCGCTGGCCTCGGCTTGATCGATCCATGCCGCGGTAGCACTGCGGTCGGCCATTACGGCACCTCGATCAGTGCAACTTGGAACGCGTAGACCGCCGGTGCGCCGGTCTGGTATTCGTTGACATCGGCGCCCAGCGCGCAAGTGAACGCGACATCGGTGTAGCTGACCGCTTCACCGCTGGCGACTGCGCTCAACAGCGGCGGCTCGATACTCAGGCTGGTCGTTGCGTCAGCGGTGAGCATGTACACCTTGGCGTGGCCAGCAAACTTCACAAAATCGCCCGCCTTGAGCGTGCCGGTCAGGCCGGTGATCGCAACCGTCGAGGCGCCCACTGCGGCACCGCCATCGGCGGTGACGCTGCCGGAAACTGTGCCGCGGCTGCTGCTGACCGTGTGCGGTACAAAACTGAACGTGCCGAATTGCCCTTGCTGCGCGACGCAGTGCGCGAAAATCGGCGCAAACTCGGCGCGGGTCATTGGCGGGAATTGCAACTCAAAGCTCCAGCGCTGCACGCCGCGCGTGCGCACTTGGCGTTTCAGCGAATGCGCGGTCGAGACCAGCGTGGGCTGATGGCTGCCGACCTTGATTGAGCTGGGTGCGGGTGAAGCGGGAAACGTGCCGGCCATGACTTACCCCAGCGGGCCGCGCGCACCGCGGCGGTTGAAGGCCTCTTGCACCATGCCGACGATGTTGGCGCGGTTGGCCAGCAAGAACCCGACCCCGGTTTGGGTGTCGACCGCGGTGAGGTTGAAGTTCACCGTCACCGCGCCGGCGCTGGCGCCGTTCGGAACAATGGTGCCGGCCTGATCCGGCACAAACAGCTCGGGTCCGTTTTCGCCCACGATCGAGGTCCGGCCCAACGGCGGGCGGCCGCCGGTGGCAAAACCAAACATCGAACCAATCGAAGAAAAGTCGAGGCTGCCGATTGCACTCGACAAGCCACTGGCAATCGGGCGTGCGATGTTCATGCGGATCATTTCAGTCGCGACCGCGCGCAACACACCCATCGCCATGTCGCCGAAACTGCGCATCTGCCCTTCGGCGCCGATCAGCGCGTCAGTGATGCTCGACTCCAAACGCAGTGCGCTGTCTTGCGCCGCTTTCTTGATCGCTTCAAAGGTGCTTTGACTGGTGTCTTTCAGCTCCTTGGTTTTGTCCTTGGTTTCACTCAGCGCCAGCACGTTTTCGTGATGCGCCTTGTTCAACTCGCGGATCATCGCCAGGGCGTTTTCGTCGGTGATCAAGCCGGCTTGGCGCGCCTCGTGCACCGAGCGCAGCGCGGCCTCATAGTCGCGTTGCAGCTTGAGCGCCGGGCGCACGCTTTCTTCGGTCTTACGGAAGGCCGCGGCGATCTTCGCCTCATCCTTGCGCGGGTCGCCGATGATCGGCAGCGTTGGCATCATCACCTGCGGCGTGCTGCCGGTCGGCGTGCTCCACAAGCGCGCTTGCAATTCTTCAAAGCGTTTTTCCAGCGGGATCAGTTGCGCTTCGACATCCTTGCGGAAACGGTCGCCCTCATCCTTGCCGGCAATCGAGGCGCGCATGCTGGCGATCTGTTCGCCCAAGCGATTCGACTCGACCACCAGCTGATCGGTGGTGAGGCTTTGCACTTCCTTGTAGCGACTCAAAAACAGGTTCAAATCTTTTGCGGCGTTGGCAATACCTTGCGACAGCGTGGTCCACAGCGGCGCGGTTTCCACCAGTGCGGTGTTGAGGTTGGTGCCGATCACCCGCGCCATGATGTCAAACTGGTCGTTGATCTTTTCCGCGTTCTTGAGCGTGTCCTCGGACATCACGATGCCGAGGCGGCGCGCTTCTTCGCGCATCGCCTCCATCGCGGCCTTGCCGTCGCCGAGCATTTGCAGCATCGCCACGCCTTCGGCGTCGAACAGCTTGAACGCAAGACGCACCCGGTCGGCCGGGCTCTCGATCTTCTTGAAGGCTTCGGCAACATCACCGAGGAGCTGCTCGGCCGGGCGCAGTTGGCCTTGGCTGTCTGTGAGCTGGATGCCCAGCGCGCGCAATGCGTCCTTGGCTTCGCCGGTGCCGATCGCGGCTTCGGCGCTGCGGCGGGTGAAACGCTGCATTGCCATGTTGAAGGTTTCGGTGCGGATGCCGGCTTGAGTCGCGGCAAACTGCAATTCCTGCAAGGCTTGGGCATTGATGCCGATGCGCTTGGAAAACTTGGCGATCTCATCGCCCGCTTGCGCAGCCGACTTCACCAGGTAGGTGAACCCCGACACGGCGATCGCGCCGCGCAGCGAGGTCATGGTGCGCTTGAGCCCATCCAGATTTTTGCGGACCGAGCGAAACGCCTGTTGCGTTTTGTCCTCGGCGCGGATGGGGAAAACGACTTCACGCGCCACGGCGCAATCCTCTTGCGGCGCGCTCGGCGTGCTCGCGCTCGTGCTTAAGCTCGAAGTACGCGACCCACTCGTTGAAGTGCGCCACGCTCATCGCTTCAATTTCGGCAATGCTTTTGTGCAGGTGTTCGGCGAGTTGCAGCATGATCAGGCGCTCGGGGTTTTCTTCGAGGGCTTTTTTTGCGCGCTCACCTCGGGCGCGATCATGATGTCGGCGGCGACCCGCGCGACCACATTGACGTCCGCATGACGCATCAGCTTGAGCTTGTCCTCGAGCGTGAACAGCGGATTGCCTTGCGCGTCCATGGCCTTTTCGATCAGGACGTAGGCCATCAGCGCCAGGTCATCGTCCTGTGCCTTTTTGTAGACCTTTTGTTTTTCCGACAGCGTGAACGGCCAAACATAGATCTCGAGTTCCCACTCAGGCACTTCAATGCACCGGATTTCCAGTGCATCAAAGTGTTGAGTAACGCGATCAATCGCGGACATTAGGCCACCGTGCTGGTGGTCAATGCGCCGTCGCCTTCAAACGTGAAGGAGACCTCGACCACGCCATCGTGGGTCGCGCTGCGATCAATGTTGGTGACAATCGCGGTGCCGGTGAAGATGGTGTCGCCGCTGGTGTTGCCTTCCGGCGCAAAGGTCAAGGAGACCGAGGCACCCGAAAGTAGTGCGACCTGTGCGCTGTCAGCTTCATCCCAGTGCGCGTCGGCACTGCCCGACCATGATTTCAAACCCGCGAGACGCGTCACCGAATCATCACCCATGGTGGTGGTGTCGATGGTGGCACTGCTGTGTTGGAGGGAAAAGGATTTCAATTCACCAATCGAATCCGAACCCACCTTCACCGTGCCTTCACTGCCCTTGTGAACGGCCATAATTCCTACTCCTATGTGTTGAGCACCAAGCGCGAAACGCCGGTGCCATCGGGGTCAACATTGACAATCGTGTACGTGGTGCCATTGAGCACGACGGAGTCGCCATGCGGATCAGCGTCGAGGTCCATGGTGCGAACGGTCAGCACCGGCCACCGATGAAAGTCACCCATCACCTCAACATCGTCATAGTCGACAATGGCGCGGATCGTGGTGCCGTTCAGGGTCACCTGCACTGCAAAGTCGTCGAGGTCAAACAGACTGAGCAAATCGGCTGCGCTTTCTGCGGCCATGGCCCTTGTCCTCGTCGTTTGTTTCAACCGCAGTCGGCTCAGTGCGGACTTCTTCGGTGGTCTCAACCGCGCGGCCGGCTTGGATTAGCGCATGCGCCAATTCATCCCGGACCATAACGATTTCGCCCACTGATAAAGTTGCACCGTGATCACCGCGGGCCCCTCGTGTCA